AGTCTTGCCTAAGTTCGATCCAAAGGCGGAACAGCCAGAAAATACAGTATTAGTAAGAATGACTAGAGATAACTTTAGGTATGATATTATGGGATTTACGTTCACAAAAGAACATCCATTTATTGCAATGAGTAACGAAACAGCTCAAGAAATTTTTGATAAGGAGGAGGGCTTTAGATTAGCAACTCCAAGGGAAGTCCAGGAGTACTACAACTAGTCTAGCCTTTTAAATGGCAGAGATATTAATAAATTCACAATCTCCAATAACGCACAGCGTATTTTGGAACGGAGACCTGGTTCAGGCTGATTCTCTTCCAACAGTAAAGCTGTTTGACGTTACTGATGACCCAGCAATATCTCCTTCAATTAGTCCAACACAAATATTAGCTGTACTTAATTCAGTTGCAGATGAAAATAATCCTGGAACATATGTAGTGTATATTCCTTATTCTTATACTAGCAGAAACAGAACTTTAAGACTTCAGTGGGAATATCAAGTCAATGGAACTAACGTTGCCAGAAAAGATGAAGTTTATGTAGTCACCCCATATGTAGATTTTAACCATGTTCAGGATTTAGGATTTAGCACTGATTCTTCTGATCCAAATTACAAATCTTATAAAGAATTGATAAGAGCAGAAAAATATGCAAGAAAACAAATAGAGCAGTACACTGGACAAAAATTTTATCTATATGATGATCTATATGTGGTTTATGGCTATGGATCAGATATCCTTCCAGTTCCAGCAAAGATTAATCAGGTTCACGAACTTTATGCAAGGGATATACTTTTAATAGATAACATAAATGAAATTAATAACTGGAACTATCCAGTTGAGATTTCTGAGAGCGGATATGGAATTAAAATTAATAGAGCAGGTCAGTTAGATAATACTGTATATGTTGCAAATGGTCTAGTCCCTCCTAGCATACATGATTATTCTGGAGTATTTCAAGACGGAGTCCCATATAAAATTCAAGGCAGATTTGGGTGGGATAACGTACCAGACAACGTAGAGCTTGCTGCAATAGAATTAATGAAAGACTATTTTTCTAAAGATACTATGTGGAGAAATAAGTATGTAAAGTCTATCTCAACATTTGACTGGGACTTTGAATATACAGGAGAAGCATATGCTGGCACTGGTAACTCTTATGCAGATCGTCTTCTAGCAGAATATGTCTTAACAACTAAAGTAGAGATTATATAATGAACAGCATCGTAGACTCTGTCTTGTCTATGAACTTAGATGTATATAGACAGTCTGAGATTCAAGATCCTGATACAGGAGCAATAGTAAGAGAATGGAACTACTACAAAACTGTTCCATGTCATGCTAAGGGAGTAATTAGCAACTCTGCAACTACACGCTCTAGCGACAAACAAATATTTTCAAATAAATATTTAAACGATCAAGTTATTCAGGTTAGAACCGCAGAAAAATTAACCGCCAGAGAAAAGGTTACAAACATTAGAGACTCTGAAGGCAACACAATATGGAATGAAATTAATTACCCAAATGAAACTCCAACAGTATTTGAGGTCATGGGAACAACACCAGTAACCGATCCATTTGGGCGTGTTATTGCATACAACTCATCTATGAAGAGATCGGAGAACCAGCAAATTGGACAATAGCGGACTACTGGTTCAAGCATCAAGCGGACTTGAAAGAATGATGTATTCAAATCAAAGCGGACCTTTAAAAGATAGCACAGTTGCTCAGATATCAGCATATGTATATTATGAAGCAGCAGTAATATCTAAACTTACAACTAACTCTCAATTCAAAGCTTTATTCACAAAAACAATGTTTGATCAGATAAACACAGACTTTGGAAATTATATTGATGCACTTGCTAGATCAAAGCCTAAATCTTTACACCATGTTTATGAATGGAAGAAGGCTGGAAATAAAACAGCAAGACTTTTTAAATTAAATAAAATATCAGAAGACGGACTATCATTTAGAGTCAATTATGAATTTATGCCTTCTCGATCTATGGTGCCTGCTCCAACTGGAAGACGCAGACATATGTTTGCAAATAAAGCTTCAGTAATGGAAGAAGGAAAGCCATTAGTTATTAGACCTAAAAATGCAGAAAGATTAGTTTTTGAGATTGATGGAGAAACAGTATTTATGCCTAAAGGTAAATCGGTAACGGTTAGACGACCTGGAGGATCTGCCTCTACTAATCAATTCACACTTGCACACTCAAGATTTTTTAGCGGAAGACTGGTAAATGAGTCAATTAAGAAGTCTGGATTTCAAAAGATATTTAACTCAAGCATTACCAAAGCTCTTAGCGTCCCTTCTAATATTAAGAAGGTTCAGTATTCCTTTTCTCCAAACCTAATTAGATCTCAGGCAGATGCCGCATTAACCGCTTCATTTGGAGGTGCACTATGACAGCTAATTATAAATTAGATGCGATGCTAGAGCTTCGTAAATATCTATGGAAAGAGTTATATACCCGCAACATATTTGATGAGGAAGAGTACTGGTCAGATAATTTAAATGAGAATATAATTCCAATTATTCCAGTTCAGCAAGCAGCCGAAATGAATCAGTTCTTGAGCGGAAAGAAACATATTGTCTATGACAAGATAGGGTTATCATACGAAGATAATTGGCTCATCTGCTGTGAGCAGGTAATGTTTACCTTATACTCCACATCTGTAGCCGAAATAAATGAGATAAGAAATTACATGACAGATGAGTTTAGAAGGATGGATGAGTCTGCTAGGGATATCAATAGATGGACAGGATTGTCAGATAAATTTAAATTCCACAGCATTTGGGTGGCAGATATATCTCCAACCGCCCCATCAGAAGAGCTTCAGGGATTCTTTTCCGCAGAGGTCATATTAGAGGTCAAGTATTCTAGAATTACAGATGAGGTAGGCAGGTTCCTTTAGGGTTTGCCTTTTTACCTATTATGGAATAAACTTATCCTAAGAGGAAAGAAGCCTAGCCAGCTTTAATTTAAGATTTTAACATATATATATATATATTGAAATATAGGAGGTAAGAAAACTATGGCACAATCCGTAGGTAATGCTAAAAATATTCTCGTCGGTGCATCTCCATTGTTCTTGTCTAACTTAGACATTAAAGATTCAGATTATATCGGTAACGCAGAACCAGGTTCAGGAATTGCATCAGGAACTAATACAGTAGGAGTTCCAGCTTTTATATCTGCAGAGTCTTACACAAAGACACTTAACGATGTTAACATGGCAAAGAAAGCAGCTCCAAATCAAACAGAAGATAAGTTTGGATATCGAAACGTTGGTTTTACTAACAATGGTCTTCAAATTACATACAACCCAACATACGATTCAGTAACTGTAGACCAGTTGCTAGATACAGCAAAGTTGTTTAAGTCTGCGATGGAGGTTATGATTGCAACAGAAATGTCAGAAGGTACTCTCGAGAACATCGTAGCGGTATTTGGACAGGGAGCATCATCTCTAACATCTACAGGAACTGGAGCAGCTAAGGTTGATACTCTAGGTCTTGAGGCAGGTTCATTGGGTGCAGCTCCAACAGAGCGTCAACTAATTGCAATTGGACAAGCTCCAACAGCAAGCGCAACAGCAACAGAGCGCATTTACTACGCACGTCGAGTATTGTCTGTACAACAGTCACAATTCTCACTTGCTCGTACAACTCCAACCACATTCCCAGTAACATTCCGTCTTCTACCAGATGCTAACTACTCTGGCTCAGAATACGGCAAGATTATTGACCGTGTCTTGGTAGCATAATAGATTTAATTTATTAGCTATTCAGTAAAGCCCCCAATTTATTGGGGGTTTTACGTTTGTATTAGTATATTCTTTTTAGTATAATGATTATGAATAGATCCTAGGAGGACCTAAATTGGCAACAACAGTATATAACGTAGAAGAGGTACAGCTACAAAACGGACAGACCGTAAAGCTTAAGCCACTTTCAATTAAAGAACTTCGTAAGTTCATGATCGCAATTAAAAAGACTAGTGAGTCTCAAACAGAAGACGAAACTCTAAACATCCTAATTGACGCTTGTGCAATTGCACTAGAAAAACAGTTACCAGACTTGGTAGCAGACAGAGAAGCATTTGAAGATGCAATCGATGTTCCAACAATGAATCGCATACTTGAGGTTTGCGGAGGAATTAAACTTGACGACCCAAACCTACTAGCGGCAGCGGTTCTGGCTGGTCAGAACTAGATTTAGCCGCTTTAGAAGGAGAACTTTTTCTTTTAGGACATTGGA